CATTATTTCGCCCCAAGATTGCGCTTCATTTCTTCAAGCTCTTCATCAGTATAGGTGTCAATATTTTTGAATTGCCCGTTATTTCCCTGTCTTTTATCTTCTTCCATCATGGATTTTTTTAATTCAACTCTTTGACTGTATGCATTTTCATCATACGGGACCCAATATCTCCCCGTTATGCTTTTAGATAAATCATTTCCATATTCAACTAATGGGGCAAAATGATGCTCCATGTTGTCCAATACTTCTAAATTTGCCTCATCTGTATTCCCAAATTTTGCTTTTGCATCACCTAATAATTTTGCTTTTGCGTCCGTAAATGCAGCGCCCCCCATAGCGGCACCACCGGCAAGCACTAAGTCGCTTGCATACTTTTGAAATTTTTGAGCGGCGGCCAGCTCTTTTTGATTGGAAGCGCCTGATATTAATTTTGAAACAAGATTCTTTTCATCGGGATTGGCCAATATTTGAACAAGGTTTCTAGACATATTAGGGTTTTGTCTTATGATTTCCTTCATTTTATTTATACCGTTCAACGCTCTATTTGCCCCGTTAACCTTTTCTTGCATATCTCTTTGATCTTTAAAAGCGGCATTTCTACTTACTGCTGGCATAGCAGCAAACGATATGGCATTTGGGGGCGCGCCTTCTTTAAATTGTTTATTCATTAAACGACTAACGTCTGTTCGCTCTTTTGCTTCATCGGCCTGAGCTTGCCTTAATAGATTTTTGCTCGCTTGCTCTTCAGGATAGTGCTCCTGTTGCTGTCTCAGCCCTTGGGCCGCAATATTATGATAACCAGCCTGAGACCGCTTAACCGCTAAATCCGCTGCTTGGGCAGCTGGATATCCAGCATTTACTAAAGCCTGATAGTCTGACTTGAGGGCAGACGCTAATGCCTCTTGTTGCTTTTCTTGAGGTAAAAACTGATTCTCTGTTTGGCGATATTGGACATTTTCTTGCGCCATAGAATTGGCAAGCTCTCTTTGTCTCTGTTCTTCCTCAAATTTCCTAGGTGCTTGACGAGCCTCCATGCTGCCTTTATAGGCTTCCATGGCATTTTTAATTAAATCGCCCATTCCGCTATCGACCAAGCGGGCGCCTAAATAGTTTGGTGAGCCTATATTTATTGACATATCAACCTCCAAAACTCGAGCCGGCTTTATACCCAGCTGCTGCGCCTGATGGGCCACCAACGGCTGCTCCGCCTGCAGTACCAAGCAATTGCGCCAACATTTGCATTACTTTATTTCTATCAAGATTTTTTTGTTGAGCACCTTGGAAAGCCGCCCCGCCTTTAGCGTTTAGATTTTGACCTAACATGCTGGCAAGGTCTCCGGTCGCCCCATAACCCGTATCAACCATGTGTTGTTGGCCGGCCAAGCCGGTATTCTGCATACCCATAACATTTTGCATCCACTCTTGCATATTCTGACTACCAAGAGCATTAGCGAGTCCCGCTTGTTGTTGTTGGTCATACTGAGTACCACTAAAACCGCCTTGAGCTGCCGCGTTCTGTGCATTCTTCATGGCTTGGTCTTTTGAATATTCAAACCCTTTACTGGTTGAATATTTTGAAAACAAATCATTATAAAAATCGGCGGGATTCTGCGCCATTTGCCCGTAAGTCTGGCCGGCCGCCTGTCCGGCTGCCTGCCCTTGCTGAATGTAAGGATTAAATTTTTCATTCGCCATCGTATCTATTTGATTAAGATATGGCATTGCTTCTTGCATGGGGTCTTGCTTTTTAGGGGAAAAACGTCCGCCAAAAGGAATTGTAGCGGGGCTTACCCATGCTGCGTAATCTTTCCAAGCCATAGTTATATCCTTATACGCTCGTTATCGTTTCTATTGTTGCGCCCACCGTTAATACCACGGCGGTTTGCACTTGTAATTTTGCTAAATCAGTATTAAACCAAATCGTCCCATTTGGCATATAGTCAGTATACGCGTCATTCGGTATCGTTGGTGGCGTTGCAATCGCTGTTATTTGTGCAGTTGTTAGCTGTGGTATTGTCCAACCGGCATCGCTAAGACCCTGCCTAAGCGTACTAAACATAAGCTCAAAAAAGTTCTGAAGCTCTTCATTTTCGCCCTGTAGAAATGTTGGTAGGTCCATTAGCCTGGGCCTCCATGATCTTGGATAACATCCAGAACCCCATTGCCTACAACAGAGCGGCCGCTTAGCCAAAATCTAAATTTGGGGGTGAACTCATTACACCATCCCATATGCTCCCATTTCATGATATTGCGTCTGACGCCCAATTTGTTTGTATAGCGACTAACGGTATTGCTATAGGTTTCCCCGCCGTTCTTGCTTATACTGAGATCTATACGACCTTGGTATGGCGTCATCTCGCAATCTTCTTGCCCTGCATTTTCAGGAACTAATTGAATAAGGTTTTGTGAAAACATCCGAACGCCGTTCTCGGCTATCATGAGCACAATACATTCTTGTATACCTTTTGTTGGGTCGCTGCCCTGGTCTATTGTGATGACCAGCGTATTGGCTATAAAGGGTGATGTCTTAGGGATACGGATAGTGTCACAGATACGTATGCGCTGCATGTCATGGACTAAACGGGGGTCTAACTCGACAGGCCCGTCAATGTCTTCAATTATTTGGGTCAGGTCGGTAGACCATTTGTAGAGCGAGCCATTGTTCAAAGAAATAAAATAGGTTTCTTGATTAAAGAAAATGGTCTGGCGCGCAGGATGATAATTTAGGTTCTGGTCTGATGCATGAAAGAATGTATTCGTATTGCAGTCATAGACTAAGGTTAAATTATCCGAATTCTCTGGGTCTAGCTCGTCATTATGATGAAAAGTTAACTGATAGAATAAATGGCCGTCTTGCCGATAAAAAAGAGCTGTAGACTTGTCAGGACGCTTAATTCTACTGAGCTGATGATCGATTCCATCTGTCGATATCCTGGTTGATTGCTGTCCGGCAAACATCATAATGACCGGGGCGCTTTGTGAATTAACCCCGAGCCACGCGATACGGTCTTCATTAGAGGCGATCGTATTGACCGATAGGCACCCATAATCGATAGAGATAGAGTTATTACGACGATAAGGCAATACACCCGTTGTAGTGGGGGCGCTAGATACGTGGGCATGTACTTCACAAGAGCCACGACCAAATACAAGCACGTTGCTTGATTGCCCTGGGATACGCTTAACAGCAACCGCAAAGTCAGGTTTATTTTGGAATGCTTGCTCGGCAAAGGCCGTTATTAATGTTGGGTCGGTTATATGAGGCGAGTAAACATACCATTTTGCCCCATTTCCTGTCCGTAATGCGTTACCAAATAGAAAAAAAGTATCATGATAGGTTACATAATTGGGTACCAGGTTTGCCGTAAATGCACCACCCGTTTGCTTGGTTAGATTTGCAGGCAATGACCAGTTATAGATGTAAGCATTTATCCCATCTACCAGGCATATTTGGCTATTCAGATTTTCATCGATGAATACTTCGCCTCGTGACGTGCTAAGCGAGCCGATTAAAATGCTTCCTAATGTGACGCTTATGCGGTAAACATTTGCATTAATAACAACAATGGCAAAATTGCCTCGAAGACTGAAATAAGCTCCACGTCCTTCTCCAAACTCTAGCAACGCCAATACCTTTTGGTAGCCTGCAAAGTTTACGAGCCAATCGTCAGATATGAACATGTTGTATGTTTTTTCGCTCGATATCTTAGGATAGCGCCCGAATTTACTGGAGCCAACAAGATTGATAGGCTGTTCGACCGAATTGACAACCTTACGCATTTAATCCCTCATTTATATAAGTCATCAAACTGTCCAACCATGACCTATATTTACCTGGCCGTAATTTAAACCGCCATCTGTCTCGCCAATACTTGAAACTATATTTTGCGTTAAATCCATCTTGCCCGAATTTTTATCTATTTCGAGCGCCATAGATTCTAATCTTTCTGAAATATTCGGCGGAACTACATAACTATATTCATCACAAATTCTTTGTGCTAATTCATATTTTAAATAATTAATATAAAATCTATCATAAATTAAAGCCATGTCATCATTGAATGCCGCTTCTGAAAGTCCGAAACTTCCCCAAATTTCCATGGGATATGCGATATCAGGCTTAAAATATAGAAATAATTTTGCGCCCGCGCCTACCGTTCCAGCAGGTCCTGCGCCTGGAATGAACGCTCTTTCCATGTGCCAATTAAAGGGCAATGACTGAATGTTTTCAGCTCTTGGTGAGCCAAAATAGTTTTGTCTTTCATTTTTTAATGTTGCATACCGAATTGAATTAATAAAAAACGTGAAAGTTTCTATATCAATTAGATTTGGTATGAAATATTCTTCTTGATTTGGGACGGCTGTAAAATTATATTTTGTATAATAGGGAATCATTCCGTTATTGGAAGTTTTATCACCCAAGATATCATTTAATAAATCTAGCCCCGTGGATAATTGTGGCCCTGATATTTGTTCGAAATCTTTACTGACAATACCAGACAAATTGTAGGAGCCAGTAATTAACTTCGAAACTGTATAGGCCATAATAGAAACCTCGTATTAAATGGGGCACCTTTCGGCGCCCCGAAAACATTACTGCTAACACAAACAGTAATATTTATGCGGACAGTTGGTCAAGATACGCTTTTGTATTAAGCGTTAAAGTGCCAACAACTTTATAACTTACAATTGCAGCCGCATTACATGGCACGGTCATTGCACCGCGCGATACAACGCCAGCGGCAGGACCGGACATGATGGCATAGCCATTAGCGTTAGTAGCGCCTTTAGGCTGTAACGATGCGATATCACCGGCACCAGTTGGTGTTACGATGGCATCAAATACAATCATGGTGGCCTGTAATGGTACAGAACTTGCACAATCCACATCAACATAGGCAGCTGATGCGCCGCCGTTAAGCTCTTGTATACCTAAGTCGTACCACATCCATCTATCAGCGCTCGTTCCAACTTGACGGAATTCAAGAATAGCCGCTGCGCCGCTTGTTAATACAGCGCCGATACGTCTAAACATATCGTAGTTGGCTGGCAACAATGGGCTTGTGAAGCTGGTCGACAAGAGTAAAGCTGTTGCGCCGCGACTAAAAGAATCGCTGATAACGTAAACAGCGTACATTGTGCTATTCGCTAAAGCGCCAGCATCTAGGCCGTTAGCGCCAACAGTGGCGCCGTTAAGCGTTAAAGCAGATGCCGCAACGATATCATTAAGATTGCTGCTATCACGGGCGCGACCAGCGGCCGCGGTAATAACGGTGCCGGAAGTCCAGCCCAAACGAAGACCATTGATGCTCAGATAAGGAGCATTAATCATTGGTGTTGAAATTGCCATAAATATATCCTCTAAGGTTAGTTAATTACAGTGGGAAAATAACACTCATAGCATATTCCCCAGCTAGTGAACTACCCCACAAGGCATCATGCACCATTCCTTGTTGATTTTGCCCAAAAAGTGAGCCGTAATACATGCGCATTGCAACGCCGGTATCAGGGTCGGACTTGTTGGCTGTAGGGAATGGAGTTTGTAAAGGAAGCTGTGGCATAGCCAAAAATAATGGGTCGCCCGATGTAATCATGCCGGCTCTATGTGAAGGCAATACAGAGCACTGCATACCGACCGCAATCTCAACGTTTAAGTTTTGATTTTGACCTGAGCTTGCTTTCAGGGGAGGGTTAACAAGCACGGTTACTTGTGAACCAGCTGTAGAAGCTGCATCGGCTGTCGCTGCAAACTGAACAGGATTTGCACTAACTTCATGACCAACGAAAGTTCTGTAACGCATGTTCGTTTGACCGGCAACGCCGTCATTGAACTGGAATTTGTCATACGCTTTAACAGAGTTAGCATCGGTAGCAGCATTACAACCACTGAATGTGATCGAGATAACAGCGTCATCACTATTTTTAGTAACGCTTACAACGGTCAATGTAGATGCTTGAGCGCCTTCAGTGCCAGCGGTATGAATAGGCAGCAAGTTACTTGTATGCCAGTCGCAACGAGAAAACTCGCCCAACTGCCATGACATAGCGTCTTTTTTATTTCGGTCGATAGCGAATTGTTGTAAACCAGAGCCAACGATTCCAGGAATTACGATATCGCTTAAATAGCCCTTAGCCTTTCCTTTTGCTGCTGCGCCGTAGTTGCGAAACATCGCTAGAGCTGAGGCAAGCTGTGTATAGCTATTGATTGCTGTAATGCCATCACCGAAAAAGCGGTAAGGGGCTGTACGGCAAAGACCGGCAACGTTAGCTTCGATTTTAGCGCCTAATTCTTCTGTGGCACTTTTACCGAAACGCGTCATGTAGTCTTTAACGTTAAATATTTGTTGTTGTGCTGAGAATGCATAGCTAACAGATGCTTGTTGGTCGCATGTTAAGTTGGCTACACGTTGCGCAGCGGGCTGGAAAGTCGCAACCAAGCTATTGGTTGTCACAAATCGTGGCGGCAAATCATACGAAACTGTCGACCCTAAATTGGCCTCGAGTTTGTTGAAATCCTTAAATTTAGTATTCGCAGTACCTATGAAACAATTTAAGTTTTGTAGGTAGGCAAGGTTAGACTCTTGGTATGTAATAACCTGTTGTAAAATATTATCTGAAGTTGGCATAAATCACCCGTATAGTCAGGGTGCATCTATCCGGCTAATTAACCTCGGAGATAATCCATTTGGCGATAATCTCTAATAGTCGATTTACCAGAATCCGCACCAGCTGTGGCCGATGACTTCAATCTGGGTAATGGGCTATTGGCTTCTTGATTCCCTTGCACCGCCGCCTGATTAGCTTTTATTGACTCGGATAAATTCGCTAATTGCTTTTGAGCCATCTTTGGTGACTTTTCGGCAAGCGCATTTATATTCGCCAACTTTCCTGGGTTCTTAGATAGCTCGTACATAACTTCAGCTGTGTTATCTAATTCAGCCGTCAGGAATACTAACTGAGGGAAGGCTCGGGGATCGAAATCCGCGGTAACTGCTTCAAAGTCGTCGTACAAGTTTTTACCTTGTTCGTACTTACCTAGAAATTTACCTGCGATATCGTTGACGTGTTTTTCATAATCAGCTTGCTGGGCTTGCTCTTGTGCTTTTGCGTTATCAGCTTCGAATCGCTCTTTAATCTGTTGATAGATTGCTTCAGGGTCTACCTGTTGCATACCACCCATAGAGCCAGATTTTAACTGGGCTATCTCTGTCTGATATTGCTCTGCAGCTTCTCTACGTGCTCTATCTGCTGCGTCTGCTTTAGCTGAGCCAACAATTTGATTAACAACACTCTGAGGCACCATCTTTTCAGGCGGTGTTGGAGTTGTTAACGCGTCCTGCGAAACCATTTCATTATCCATCTAAAAGTCTTCCTTAACTTTTACCCCGTTACGGTGATGCCTCATTTCGGTGAGTGCCGCCTGCAGTTAACCCGTGCAAGTCCGGTAAATCAAGTGTACTCCGACTAAATCATATGGTCAAACTTTGACCACTAATTAATTAAAATAATTGTGTGAATTGTGCGAAATTATTTCGCACAAAAATGTTTAACATTCTATTTTGCTATTAAGGGGTAAAGAAATGGTCATAGTTAATTAACTATATGGGGTGTTTGGGCGTTTTGTTGGTAATGCGACCTAAAATGGCCGCTTATACCACAAAAAAATATTTTCTAATAATAGCCACGCAGGGGTGAAAATGGGGGTGTGTCAGTGCTTAGGGCGGAATCACATTGACGTGTTATAGCGTCCCAAGATTTCCTAATTGCAAATAAAGTGGGTGTATATTTTAGCCCTCGACTTTCCCGGCTAATGTTTCGTTGGGATAACGCGGGATAAGCTGGGAGACACCCCCTTGCTTGTTCTATTTTAAGAGTGAGATTAAATGGGGCTCAATTAGATAAGGTGGCCGCGCCAGAGATGTGAGCTGACACGGCCACAGCTGGTCATTCCTGCAAGGATATAGGAACGACCGACTATTGTTGGGGCAATTCTTGAGGTGGCTGCCC